GAAGCACCGCCCAATAGTTAATCGGATAAACCGATAAGTTGTGATGGCGTGATACATGAATTGTATTCCGTCCAATATGTTTCATCCCATGTTTCGCAACCAAGCATAAAGTTGATTAGAACGAAAGCCATCAGGAAACCGAATAGTGTCATGCCGATTGTTGCGGCGATTATTTCAACTGCTCTTTTCATTGTGTTCTCCTCATAAAGATGGGGAGGCGTTGCCGCCTCCCCTGTTGTTGTTAGCGCTTGGCTAGTTTGAGCACCGTGTTCATTGCGGCGATCATGTCGCTGACATCGAACGGTGCCTCTTCAGCGGCACGGCATTTCTTGATGCCATCGTTAGCCATGTCACGGAACCACTCGTCAATGGTGCGAGTGCGTGATGCGCCACCATCAGGCGATGCCGCGTCAATGCGGCGTTGCATACCGCGTTTGAAGTCGTTGCGCTTGGCACCGATTTGTTGTTGCCAATAACGACGCGTTGTTTTCTGCGCGTCTGTTAACGACTTAACAGGCTTGGCAAGTAGACGCTGAATATCAGCACTAAAGCCTAGCACGATCGCATCGTTGATCGCGTTAAACTCTTCAACCGATACAGTTGAACCTTGCGACTTTGGCGATACAAAGTCGGTTGGCTTGTCAAAGCCATCGGCAATCAGCGAGTCAATCGCGGCGGTGCCGTGCTTATCAGCAAGGATTGAAGAGGCAACCGCCTTGGATACGCGGTCAATGGTAGTAGTTTGAAGTTTACGATTTGTCATGTGATTTCTCCTCTTATGACAAGTTAAGGTTAACGCCAACGGTTCCGCCGTTGACAATTACAATGTGCCTGATTTGTGATAACAAGACAATAGATAAACTGACACTATAACAAATAATCCGACACAATCTGACAAACCTAATCACATCTCGCAATGTTAGTGCGGCACTAACAAATCACCAGACGCCGACCCCTACCGCCCCCCAACCCCCCGCTGTCATCTTGTGACTCCGCACTATCTTCTGTATTACTAATCTACACGAACATTAGGTAAAATCTTGAGTTTGGACCCCCCACCCCCCTCATATATAGGAACACCCCCCGGTAGGAGTCCCAACCTCCTTGCACAAAAACAAATTATTGTGTATAACTTGACAAGAACGGTTAAATAACCTGCGGACAGAACATGGATTTACTGCTGGAACCTGAAATTGGTGTCCCGTATTCGGACAAAGTTCCGTATCTGGACCTTCGTGCACGCGCTGAAGCTGCGTGTAATACGGCTTCTATGCTCTCCGAACATGGTTTAGACATCAAACCCACCGCAGAAGACGAAGATACCGCCGCAAAACTTGCGTTGGCTTACGCTGATAACCCAGACAAGACCTCTAAACGGGTCACAGATAAGCGTGCAGCCAAGCTCCCACCCCCTGCGCTCGTAGCGACTCATGGAATCCTTACACAGTTTGGGCACTCGGTGGTGGAGAGTGCGGTCCAAGTCCGTCATTTGGTGACAAACAAGCTGATTGAAGAGACTGAGAACCCTGATCCACGGGTGCGAATCCGTGCATTGGAGCTTTTAGGCAAGATTTCGGACGTTGGCTTGTTTACAGAGAAGACTGAAGTCACCATTACGCACAGAACTACCGATGAATTGCGCGAAAGCCTGCGTTCTAAGCTGGCAAAGCTGGTAAATCCTGCGGATGAAGCCGAAGATGCAATTATTATAGACGACGAAGTTATAGATGTGGACGCAGAACTCGGTATCGAGGACGAAACCGATGAATGATATGGCGCTAGGGTTCTCTGAAGAAGAAATTGAACATATGCTCGCCAATCTGGACGCTTTTTCGCCTGAAGAAGTTGCAGAAATCGACAAAATGGTGGGCGAACTTGCGGATCGTAAGGAAAATCAGGCCGCTTATGACGATCTAATTGCGTTTTGTAAGTTAATGATGCCTGATTTCATAGTCGGTAAGCACCACAGAATACTTGCTGACATGTTAATGGGTATTGAGAGAGGGGATAAAGACCGTGTATGCGTGAATATCCCGCCTCGTCATGGTAAATCCCAGCTTGTGTCTATCTTCTACCCAGCATGGTTTCTGGGCAGGAATCCGACGAAAAAAGTTATGATGGTGTCACACACCACGGACCTCGCTGTGGATTTTGGGCGTAAAGTGCGTAACTTAATTGCCACAGATCAGTACAAATCTGTATTCCCTACCACTGCACTAGCACAGGATAGCAAGTCAGCAGGTAGATGGAACACGAACGTCGGAGGAGAATATTATGCGTGCGGTATTGGCTCGGCCTTGGCTGGTCGGGGTGCTGATTTACTTCTCGTGGATGATCCTCATTCTGAGCAAGACGTTATTAACGGAAACTTCGAGGTGTTCGAGAAAGCCTATGAGTGGTTTACCTTCGGAGCGCGTACTCGTCTCATGCCCGGTGGACGAGTGGCTATCATTCAGACCCGTTGGCACATGGACGACCTTACAGGACGTGTAACAAACGACATGGCGAAAAACGCCCGTGCGGATCAGTACGAGGTTGTAGAGTTCCCAGCGATCCTTGAGGTGAAACGCAAAGGGTCTAGCACATATGTAGAGAAACCCCTGTGGCCTGAGTTCTTTGATCTGGACGCATTACTGCGAACCAAGGCATCTATGCCGACGTTCCAGTGGAACGCACAGTATCAACAGCAACCTACCGCAGAAGAAGCGTCTATTGTTAAACGTGATTGGTGGGGGCAGTGGGAGCAAGATAGCCCGCCTTCATGTGAATACATCATAATGTCTTTGGACGCAGCGGCTGAGACGCATAACCGCGCAGACTACACGGCTCTCACAACTTGGGGCGTTTTCTTAAACGAAGACACAGGAGCGTACAATATAATATTGTTGAATAGTATTAAAAAACGTTTAGAGTTCCCAGAGCTAAAAGAATTAGCTATGGAAGAGTATAGCGAGTGGGAGCCTGATGCGTTTATCGTGGAGAAGAAAAGCGCGGGCACTGCACTCTATCAGGAGATGCGACGGATGGGGCTACCCGTTTCTGAGTTTACTCCGCACCGTGGATCGGGTGACAAGTTAGCACGCTTGAACTCGGTAGCTGATATTGTGGCATCTGGCATTTGTTGGACGCCACCTACTAGATGGGCAGAAGAAGTGATAGAAGAGATTGCCGGATTTCCTTTTATGAGCCATGATGACCTTGTGGACTCAACGGTGATGGCTCTTATGAGATTTAGACAGGGGGGCTTCATTAGGTTGCCTTCTGACGAACCGGAAGAACCGCAGTATTGGAGACAACGCCGTGGTGGATATTATTAAGAGGTAAGTTATGGCGATAGAAAAAGGTATCAATCCCGCTGCTAAAAGCATCGAGGACGAACTTGAAGGGGTAGAGATGGAGGATGTTGGCGTGGACGCTGACCTCGAGATCGAAGTTATTAACCCTGACGCTGTGACCCTAGATGATGGCTCTATGGAGATCACGCTGATCCCTGATGCGGAGATCAGTGATTTTACAGAGTTCGATATGAACCTTGCGGAAGTGTTGGATGAAAGCCACCTACAAGAACTTTCGGGTGATATTGTAGGTCTTGTTACTGCCGATATTGAAGGACGTAAGGAGTGGGCAGATACCTTTGTAAAAGGTTTGGACGTGCTGGGATTCAAGTATGAAGAACGCACGGAGCCGTGGGAAGGCGCTTGTGGCGTTTACTCTACAGTGCTCGCGGAGGCTGCTATCCGCTTCCAAGCAGAAACTATGTCAGAGACATTTCCTTCCTCTGGGCCTGTAAAGGTCAAGATTCTTGGTGAAGAGACTAAGGACAAGATAGAGGCAGCGGAGCGTGTCAAAGCTGACATGAACTACGAGCTGACTGAACGTATGGTCGAGTACCGTCCAGAGCATGAGCGGTTGCTCTACAGCTTGGGTCTGGCAGGGTCTGCGTTCAAGAAAGTCTATTTCGATCCTAACTTGGGTCGCCAAGTTGCTATTTATATTCCCGCTGAAGATGTCATCGTGCCTTACGGTGCGAGCCACATCGAGACAGCAGAACGTGTAACACATGTTATGCGTAAAACTAAAAATGAGATGCGTAAGCTACAGGTTGCTGGGTTCTACCGTGATGTAGACCTTGGTGAGCCAGAGCCATACCACAGTGACATTGAGGAACGTAAAGCGGAAGAAGGTGGGTTCTCGCTCACTGACGATAACCGCTATGCACTATATGAAGTCCATGCTGATCTAGTTATTGAAGGTGTTGACGATTCTGACGAAGACATTGCTAAACCATACATCGTGACCATAGAACGTGGTAGCGGTGAAGTGTTGGCAATCCGCCGTAACTGGAACGAGGATGATGAGCTTACGTTAAAGCGTCAACACTTCGTTCACTATGTTTACGTGCCGGGATTTGGTTTCTACGGGCTTGGCCTCATCCATATCATAGGTGGATATGCGAGGGCAGGCACATCCTTGATACGTCAGCTAGTAGACGCTGGAACGCTCTCCAACCTCCCGGGAGGGCTGAAGTCCCGTGGACTCCGTATCAAGGGTGATGATTCGCCCATCGAACCGGGCGAGTGGAAGGACGTTGATGTGCCTAGCGGCTCTATCCGCGACAACATCATGCCACTTCCCTATAAAGAACCTAGCCAGACCCTTCTTGCCTTATTGAATCAAATTACGAACGAAGGACGTAGGCTAGGCGCTATTTCAGACATGAACATCTCGGACATGTCTGCAAACGCGCCTGTGGGCACAACGCTGGCTCTATTAGAGCGCACCCTGAAGCCTATGGCTGCGGTGCAAGCGCGTGTTCACTATGCCATGAAGCAAGAGTTTAAGATGCTCAAAGCACTCATGGCGGAGTACGCCCCTGAAGATTATGGCTACCAGCCAGAACGGGGTGAGGTCAGCGCACGTCAGGGTGACTACATGACAACGGATGTAATCCCTGTCAGTGACCCTAACAGCTCTACCATGGCGCAACGGGTCGTGCAGTATCAAGCTGTGCTACAGATGGCGCAACAGGCACCACAGATATACGACTTACCCCAGTTACACCGTCAGATGATCGAGGTGTTGGGCGTAAAGAACGCAGACAAACTTGTTCCCACAAAAGACGATGCGAAGCCAACCGATCCCGTCAGCGAGAACATGGACGCACTGATTGGCAAGCCAATACGGGCGTTTATCTACCAAGATCACCAAGCGCACATTACGACTCACATGTCCTTTATGAAAGACCCGATGATGGCGCAGATGATCGGACAGAACCCACAAGCACAGCAGATTATGGCCTCGCTACAGGCACATATCGCAGAGCACCTTGGGTTCCAGTATCGTC